GGTGAACAAAAAGCACCACGCCTAACTCGTCCTGCATCTGATAAGCCAAAAGGTGGTGAAAGTGAAGAAGATTTTGTTACTGGTGATCTAAGCGATGAAGAAGTAGATGCAATGTTTGCTAAAGCAAAAGCATCAGGTGATGAGGAACCAGAAATTGATGATATTGAAAAAGCAGACGTAGCTGCAGCTAAAATGTCAGATGATGATTATGAAGCATTTATGAAAGTTTCTGATTTAGAAAATCGTTTAGCTGCTACTAAATCTAATATCTTAAAAATAAAAAAATCAAAAATAGCCGCAGGCGATATTAGTGATAAACCATCAGATGAATTATTACGTTTACGTGATTTAAAAGCGTCATTAGAAAAACGTATTGGTGATACCGTTGCTTCTTCCAAATATTTACAGCAACGCCAAGAAAAGACTACAGGTAAAAAATATGAGCCTATTGAAATTGAAGATGTAGAAACAGAACCACTAGATGAATGGACTGTAAACAGAATGCAATATTACGCAGGAATTAAAAAATAAAATATGTCAAAATTAAAAAAAGTATTACCAATTGTTTTATTTGCTGTAATAACAATATTAATTGGTAGTGTATTATTTGAAAAATGTAACAACAACGTTGAGCATAAAATATTTTTAGCTCAAGTAGATAGTTTACATAAAGTAAACGATTCACTAGAAGCAGAAATTGCTAAAGACGATGCTGAAATTGATTCTTTAGACTTAGTAGCTGTTGAGTTACAATATAAAGTAGATCACCAAAAAGCAAAAGTTAAAACTATTGTTGAGTATATTGAAATAGAAAAAAATAGTATTGATGCTTATTCTGATCCTGAATTAGTAACATCATTTAATAACCGCTACCCAACAGATACAATTAGTAATCCATTATTAATAGCACAACCAGTATTAGTTAGCGCTGCTAAGGATTTAGTAGAATTAGACGGTGCTAAACAAATTATAGTATTAAAAGATAGTTCTATTATTACATTAGAAAGTAAAGTTACTGTTAAAGACAGTATTATTGGTAAGTATGCTAATAAAGAACTTAACTACAAAAACATCATCCTGAATAAAGATAAAGAAATTACAGGATGGGAAGGACAATATCAAAAATTAGAATTACAATACAACAAGTTAAAAGTTAAATCTAAATTCCAACGTATAGGAAGCTATATCGTAATTGGTGGATTAGCTTATTTAATGTTAGCAAAATAAGTAGTGCTACCTTAGGGATACACTCCGTTAAACATTCTTAGACCAATGTGAAACACAGCTCGTCCGCAAGGACGAGCTTTTTTATATATTTATATACATGAGTCAAGCAAATATAAAAGAAATAATTAAGCAGGAGTACATTAAATGTGCCACAGATCCTGTCCATTTTTTCCGCAAATACTGCTACATTACTCACCCAATTAAAGGTAGAGTTTTATTTCATCTATATCCATTCCAAGAGGATGTTTTAAATGATTTTAGAAGTAACAGGTTTTGTATTATCAATAAATCAAGACAGTTAGGTATCTCAACATTATCAGCTGGATTTGCTTTATGGACAATGCTATTTAATAAGGATAAAACTGTGTTGTGTATTGCAACAAAGCAAGAAACAGCTAAAGGAATGGTGGATAAGGTACAATTCATGTACAACAACTTACCTTCTTGGCTAAGAGGTAATCAAAAACCATTATCTGATAACAAATTATCATTAAAATTAGCCAATAACTCTCAAATTGTTGCTACATCAGCCGCATCAGATGCAGGTAGATCTTACGCAGTTTCGTTACTGCTTATAGATGAGGCTGCGTTCATTGAAGGAATTGATAAAATCTATACGAGTATTAAACCTACTATTGCAACGGGTGGAGGAATTATTTCATTATCATCTCCAAATGGTGTTGGTAACTGGTTTCACAAAATGTATACTGAAGCTGAGGTAGGAAAAAATGACTTTAAAGCAATCAAATTAAAATGGGATTTGCATCCTGATAGAACGGGTGATTGGGAAGCAACAGAAAGAACAAATATGTCACCTCGTGAATTCGCTCAAGAGTATGACTGTGACTTCTTAGGTTCTGGTAATTCAGTAATTGAACCCGATTTATTATCTTTTTATGAAGAAACTTTTATACAAGATCCTATTGAACGCCGTTTTATGGGTGGTGATTTTTGGATCTGGGCTTACCCTGATTATTCTAAACAGTATTTGGTGTGTGCCGACGTTGCTCGGGGGGATGGTTCGGATTATTCGTCATTCCATGTCATCGATGCTACAACGTGTGAACAAGTTGCTGAATATAAATCACAAATAGATACTCGCAGCTATGGAAATATGTTAGTATCAGTTGCTACTGAATACAATAATGCTTTATTAGTAGTCGAGAATGCAAACATTGGATGGGATGTAGTAAATACAATTATAGAAAAAGGATATCCTAAATTATATTATTCACCTCGTGCTTATGGGGAAATGCAGATGGATAAATGGATGGATAAAATGGATAAGGAACAAACAGTCCCTGGATTCACCACATCAGCAAAAACAAGACCACTTGTTATCTCAAAAATGGAGTCGTATATTCGAGAGAAAGTATTCACCTTTCATTCAAAACGTTTACTAGAAGAGTTACGTGTGTTTATATGGCAACATGGTAAGGCACAAGCTCAAAACGGATACAATGATGACTTGGTAATGGCACTAGGAATAGGATTATTTACTCGCGATACAGCAATGAAATTTTATGAACAAGGAATGGATTTGAATAGAGCAATGGTTTCAAATATAACTAGAACAACATATGGTTATACAGGACCTTCACTACCCGGGGGTATTCAAAATCCATATATGGTTGATAATGGTCATGGACAATTCGAAGATATAACATGGGTGTTAGGGTGATAAATATTTATTGATACAATAAAACAAAATAATGGCAGAACAACAACCAGGTTTGTTTGGTAGGCTTACACGTTTATTCAGTACAGATGTCATCATCAGAAATGTTGGTGGTAATCAATTAAAAACTATAGACGTTGATAGAATCCAAGCCTACGGTAACGTAAAGACAAACGCATTAATAGATAGATTTACTAAGTTGCATAGATACGGAGCTAATATGCCGTATAATCCAACAATGAACTATCAAACATTGCGTATTCAGTTATATACTGACTACGAAGCAATGGATACAGAATCAATTATTGCTTCAGCATTAGATATTATCGCTGATGAATCTACATTAAAAAATGAGGCTGGAGAAGTATTACAGATTAGAAGCGCTGATGAAAATGTTCAACGTATTCTTTATAACTTATTCTACGACGTATTAAATATTGAATTTAATTTATGGTTGTGGATTAGAAATATGTGTAAATATGGTGATTTTTATTTACACATGGAAGTGGCTGAAAAATTTGGTATTTACAATGTAACACCATTATCAGTTTATGATATGGTCCGCGAAGAAGGACAAGATCCTGAAAATCCATCTTACGTATGCTTCCGAATCGATCCAATGGTGATTGCGGCTGGTGGTATGAGTAGTCGTGTTAAAGATAGAGATGGTAAGATTAAATTTGAAAACTATGAAATAGCGCATTTTAGGCTATTAACTGACGCTAACTACTTACCTTATGGTAGAGCGTTTATTGAACCTGCTCGCAAAACTTACAAACAGTATGTGCTGATGAAGGATGCAATGTTGTTGCACCGCATCACACGTGCCCCGGAAAAACGTGTATTTACTGTAAACGTTGGTAACATTCCTCCTGCTGAAGTTGATAACTACATGCAGAAGATTATGCAGAAGATGAAGAAAACACCTATGTTTGATCATCAAACTGGCGATTATAATTTAAGATATAACTTACAAAACATGATGGAAGATTTCTATCTTCCGACTCGTGGTAATGATACAGCAACTAAGATTGATACAATCAAAGGTTTAGAATACAACGCGATTGATGATGTAAATTTCTTAAGAGATGAAATGTTAGCAGCGCTTAAAGTACCTAAAGCATTCTTCGGATTTGAAAAAGATTTACAAGGTAAAGCTACATTAGCTGCTGAAGATATTCGCTTCGCTCGCACAGTTGAACGTATTCAACGTATTATATTATCTGAATTGTATAAAATGGCATTAGTACATTTATACGTTCAAGGATATGACGGTGAAACATTATCAAACTTTGAATTATCCTTAACTACTCCGTCAATAATCTACGAACAAGAAAAAGTAGCATTATGGAAGGAAAAGATTGATCTAGCTAAATCTATTCAAGATACAAATTTAATACCCTCAGATTGGATTTACGATTACATATTCCAATTCAGTGAAGATCAGTATGATGAAATGCGTGATCTAGTACTTGAAGATAAAAAACGCGTCTTTAGATTAGCTCAAGTAGAGAACGAAGGTAATGATCCAGCTAAAACTGGTAAATCATTTGGTACACCACACGATTTAGCATCAATGTATGGTAAGGGTAGATCAGGAATGAATGTAGATGGCACTGTGCCCCCAGGCTATGATGAGAAACGTCCAGTTGGTCGTCCTCAAGAAAAATCATCTATTATCGGTACACAACAAGATCCATTAGGTAAAGACAGATTAGGTAGGAGAGATAACAATACTTTATATACTGCTAACATTCCTAGTGAAGATGGTACTCCTAAAGCAATGTTTGAACTTAAGAGACATAAAGGATTATTTGAGGGAATGAACATAGCTCGCAAGGAACTTGCAATGGGACCTGATCAGGAACCATCGTTACTAGATGAAAAAAATATCAAGGATATACAATAATCACATATTTATAGGTAGTGCACACTATTCATTATGAAAATTAAACACAGCAAATTCAAAAATACAGGAATATTATTCGAGCTATTGGTACGCCAAATTGCATCGGATACTGTATCTAATAAAGATTCAGCTGCTATTGGATTAGTTAAAAAGTATTTTAGCAAATCAGAATTAGCTAAAGAATATAAATTGTATCAAGCGTTAATTACGCCGAAAAACTTAAGTGAAGCTAAAGCCGAGACGTTTATTAACGCAACGCTTGAAGCTTCTTCTCGTTTAAATAAAACGAATTTACGTAAGGAAAAATACAATATCATTAAAGAAATTCGTGAATCTTATGATTTAGAAGAATTTTTTAAAGCAAAAATTAGCCATTACAAGCAATACGCTGCTGCATTCAATTTAATTGAAGCACATAATTCTCAAGAATTCACTGCTCCTCAGCAAATTATTGATAATAAAATTACATTACTTGAACATATCACTCGTAAAGAAATTGATAAAGAAGGTGTTAAAGACCGTGTAATGGAAGAATATGGTAACATGGACAAAGGTACTCGTATCTTAGCTTACCGTATGTTATTAGAAAAATTCAATAGCAAATACGCTACATTATCTGATACTCAGAAAAGTGTATTAAAAGAATTCATCAACAATATCACTAATACAACTAAATTACGTGATTTTGTTAATAAGAACTTTA